ACGGCCCGGAATCCTTGTCGCAATGATGCACCGGACGCCTTCCTGCGGCATCTGGTCGCTCACCGCAATCCACTCGCTTGCCATGCGTCCCTCTCTGATTTCAGTAGCGTCGTTGTCTCTCACGTTCGCCCCAAACGTGCAACACAACCGGCGTTGTGTTCAACAAGTGAGACGCTAGGTGCGGCGTGTAGTGTCAGTCGTTCAGCAACTCGGCCGGGATCATAGCCCGCACTGCCTCCAGGGCATGAACCTCGTCGGCGGCTGGTTGGCCGTACTTGATCCGCGACCGGCAGTGCTGGTCAATTTGCCAGAGAACCTGCATCGCCTCGCTGCCCAGCCGGGCGGCATCGTACTCGGCCTGCTCGTCTGGCAGCGTGAACTTTAGGATGGCGATCACAGATATACCGGCGGTGTATTCCTGGCGCTCAGATCGAAGAACATTCTACCCGTGCGGCCCAGCCGCGCAATGCCATCTCGTCCGGTTTCGTGGCCGCTATTCGGCAAGAAACTTTCACCAGTTTTTCTTACCAGAAACGGTACACGGTCGGCTGATCTTGGCCGCAACTTTGGCCGGTATCCCATTTCTGGAATATTGCCTGTCACGCAATCAGCCCGAAATGCCGTACAGTACTCTGGTGCAAGAGCGCACTCACGCAACGGCTCTCGTCTCCAAGATGTACCGCATGGCCTGCTCGCCAACGTGTTTGGTGTAGGCCGGCGGGAATCCTTCCTTCAGTTCTTCCCACGACATATCCCGTTCGACGCCCATTGCCTCGCGGCCTTCCTCCACCGTCCTGGCCGTCGATCCGCCGATGACCAGTTTCCCGGTCTTCTTGCAGACGCCTTTGCAGGTGTCACCCATAACGTGATAGACGCCCACCGGCTTGCCTTGCTCTTGGTGCCGACAGCCCGAGCCGACGAGCGGGAACGATGCGAGGAACAGCCTGTGCCTCCGCACCTTCAGCCCGTAGGCCGAGCCGCATTCAATCGCCGCCCCTTCCATGCCTGGAGCGCCTACCACGTTCTCCACGACCCAAGGAATGTCATACGTTCGCAGGAGGGCCAGCGTCGGCGTCAGGAGGTCGCCGTGCCTGCTACGCCCGCCTTGGGCAGCTCGCAGATGCTTTGCCCGCGTGTGAGCCTGACACGGCGGCGAGGCGTGGATCAGATCGAACTGCGACACGAAATTCCGATCCCCAAGAATCGCAAGGGCGTGAGCCCATACGAATCGGTGCGGGTAACTGGCTCGCAGAAAGATGTCAACGCCGGTCGGCTCAAAGCCCGCCTGGGCGTAGCCATCGGCAGCCATCCCAGCGCCGCAGAACAGATCAAGAACCTTCATCCGCGCATCCTTTCGCGGCCTCAGTTTACCTTGCGTCGGGCGGCGCGCAATGCCATCCCTGTTCTCTCTCTAAGGTGAAGAGCGTACCTACCGCACCGGCAGCGCCGCCATATACGTCTCGCGGTCGATCTCTTCAACGGCTCCACTTGCCAGCAACTGCGGCAGCATCTCGGACGCCATCGGAAACTCGCAAAACGACTGATCGACTGCTAGCACCACGCGGCCTTGCGAGTCATGCGGGGCGGTTGCCGCCGGTTCAACGCAAGTTTGTGCGCCCGGCTTGGGGTGGCCCCACGCTTGGTCTAGCGTCAGCCGCACCTGTTCATATACGGCATCAGTGCTGCGGAAAAAACGCTGGCTCATGCGACGGTGATCCCCCACTTTCTGCCAAGATACCGCTCCAAAGCCTGCCGCTCAGATGTGGTAAGCGAGCGGCTGTAGATCACAACCTCTCCAATTGCGCCATTCCAGTACGAACTGCCAGACAAACTTCCGACAAAGAGCTTTTTGGAGAACTGCACGGCCTTGGGAGTTACGGCCGAATTACCATTGTTTGCGCCGTTCACCCAAATGTTCGATGTGTCGGCGCTCTGGCTGCTCGTAAGCACAAACGGCGTCGATTGCAAAACGGCGGCACCAGAAATAGCGCCAACGGATGAGTCAGCACTGTTTGTAATGAAGACGCGCGTAGACCTCGCAGACGGGAAGGTGTTGGCCCACATGCGATGAAATTGCGGAGGCCTGGGCGATGTAACGTCGTCCTGGTTTACAATGCCTGATGCGCCCTGCGCGTCGGCCCGCGAGACGCTAAACACGGTCCATGTGTAGTCGGCCCCCATAAGGGTGACATTGCCAGAGGTGGCAAGTTCGTCGTTTGTGCCGTCATACAAGATAGCCGCCTTGCCGCCGATAGTTGCGGTGTACGCAGGCTGGTTGTTTGCTGTTGTCTGGAGCAGCGTCTTCCCTGAACCAACGCCGCTTTTGTCGCGCCAATCGCTGACGCCAGTGGCAACTGTGATCGTGGACGAATCGGCGGCATCCCACCAGCCAGCGAGCCCAGAGATGCTTTTCGGGTTGAAGCCGCCAGCCTGACGCGGGCGCAACAAACGGGGCGACATGGGCATGGGAATGACGCTCTTGTGGTGATGTAGTGCGGCTAGCGGCTGCGGATTGCCAACACGAAGACGGCGGCGAGGAGCAGGCCCAAAATCAAATGCTCAAACATGGTTAACCCTTCACGGACACCGTCATGGCACAGGTGGTGGCACCGACGACGACAGGTGCGACGTAGGCAAATCCGAAACAGGCGTCGGGAATGGGGTGGGCGCCTACGGTCACGGCGGTTGTCAGGGCAGAGCCATCGGCGTAGATCCGGACGGGGGTGTCTTCGGCCCCTGCGGAAACGTGCCAGTTGATCTGGGTGGCACCGTTCGTGTTCCCGATGAGGACGCCGCCGCCGGCATACCGACCAAACGGGAATCGCGGCGTGGTGGAAGCCGCAGACGACCCGGCCGTGATGGTAGCCCCAGTGGAGAAACGCTCAATCTCGCTCATGTTCGCCCTTTCGCTTTGTAGGCATGTTTTTCGATGAATCGCTCCCGCACCTCCCCGGCCTTGGCTCCCGGGTTCTTGCGGAGTTCCTTCCTGACCTCTTCGGCCACGATCTTTTCGTTGATCAGCTTCCGCTTCGGTGCGGCAGGGCCGGGGTCATAATTCACTGTCCCCGATACCGCGAGCCGGCGCTTCTTGGCCACTCGCAGGACATCGTCGTTGGAAGAGACCCACGCCTCTGGGTCTTGCCAACGACGCTTGTCAGCCAGACCGCCGCAGTAGTATTTGCCTGAGATGTTGATCCCGGCTGCCCTGGCTTCTTTGACCATCCACTTGGCGGATTCGGCGGGCATGTCGTTTAACTGCTGGTTGTTCATGCGGCCCTGCATAAACGCCCGGTCGGAGCCTTTGGTCCCGGGAGCGATCTGGAGTGCGCACATTTCCGCGAACCGCTCTCCATACTGAAGGGCGTTCTTGTAGACCTCCACAGCCTCTCGGCCGCGATCACTGATTTGCTGGGGGATTTGCATTGGGTTGTTCTTGTGGGGGCTGTCCAGGCGGTGGCCCCGGGGGCGGAGGCGGAATCATGTAGCGAGCGACATCGACTTGCATGGCCTTGCCCCAGTCTTCCAAGAGAGCGTTGAAGAGTTCCGGCCTGCCGGCCTGGAGCAAACCTTGGGAAATGGGTGCGAGGATCTGCATGGCGTTGGTGATGTTTTCGATGCGGGTCGCGATGTTGGGCTTTCGCGCGCTGCCCGCCTCAACACGGTATGAGTACTCGCGGACTATGCTGTCTGGGTTCTCCCCCTGAACGTGCATGCCCCATGCCTGTGCGGCCATTGGGCCCAGGAGCGGTTCGACATCCTGGGGATAGATCAACCATCGGGCACACAGGGCTTCCTTGCGTGCGACTTCCGAGAGAGCGTCTTCCAGAATCGAAGCGTAGTCGTCCGGCCGTACCGAAATCTGTTCTGCCTTCACCTGGGCTTCTGCGGCTGACCGGAACTGGTTCCTGGTCATTCCGTAAACCAGCTCAGTCAGACCCACTCTGCGGTCAAAGAGTGCCGTGACCTCTGCGATGATCTGGTACATGTCCTGGGTCACCCCGGGCATGTTGAAGACCGAGATCACATCGTTGACCGACCGGCCGACCGCTTCGGAGATTTCGACAATGTTGAATCCCTTCTCAGACTTCTCCAGGATCTTCGACTTTAGGTCTTGGTCCGCAGCCTTGGATACGCCGATCAGCGTCTGCGATGAGGTTGCAACGCGGGTCGCGAGGAAGCTCATCGCCCAATTAATAAATCGCAATTCCCCAATAGCCGGACGGATCAAAGAGACCGGCCATGAGTATCCAGGTTTGCCGTGCCACGCGAGCAAGGTGAACGGCCAGCCGCCCGGTTCTGCCCAGAATGGAATCGGCCATTGGCAGGCCATGAACATCTGCTGAGACACGCCGGTTTCGTCTACCGGCTCCTGGAGCATGGGGAGCGGCATGTTCAGCGGGAACTCCACGCCCTCTGCCACAGCGAGGTAGCAGTTGGGCCCCATGGCGTCGAACTTGCCACGGAGGTCTTTGTCGGCGTCCTTCAGCCGGTCACCAAAGCCGGTCTTAGAATAGATTTCCCAGTAGCAGATGATGTCGTTCGTCTGGCCGTTGCGGCGCTTGTTCTCATAGCCGCGTTCCTTCTCATCCGACCTGGAGGCATACGATTCCAGGTGGCCCTTCAGATCGTCGCGGGACAGGCCAAACTTCGCTGCCACTTCATCGATTGGCTGAATACGCTTGCGGGCACACCAGCGGATGTCCTCAAACTCATCGGCATCCGGATCCCAGACGAGGTTGTCCACTGAGTCGTAGAACGACCCGGCAAACTTCACTGCACTTCCAGGAGGGGAGTACAGTTCGTGCCACCACACGCCGGCGCCTTTGATGAACGCCTCTTCGACAACCTTGCGGGAATGCTGCTTCAGGTTCAGTTCGTTGGGCGTGTAGTTCAGATACTGTTCCAGGAGCGCGGCGATGATCCGCCTGCGTTCAAAGTTGAACTGCTGCTGTTCCATGCCCTGCTGGTAGGCCATCATCCCCTGGTCAGGCATCATCACCGGCTGGCCATCCGGCCCCATGACAGGACCGTTGGGCCCCATCTGCGGAACCGGCGGCTGCGGGAAGATCCCCAGGAGTGGCGCCGGGACGACGGGGTAGTCCTTCGGCGTCACTGCCCGGGTGGGATTCCGGTGATGGATGACCGACGTAAAAAGGCGAACGGCCTCCCAGACGCGGTTCACACAGATCCGCACGGCAGGAAGATCAATCCCCTTGGCGTAGGCACGGGCCTGCTCCGGCCCCCACATGGCCTCCGGATCGGAGGCGTAGAACCCCAGAGCTTCCTTCGCATCGTCTGAGAAGGGCTTCTTGTGGGTCCGCGCAAGCTCAATCTTCTTGAGCCACGTAGTGACTATCGGCCGGAGGGGATTGTCTTCTGCCATGAACGCTCCTACTTCTTAGTGTCCTTTTCCGCCCGCTTCTCCAGCAGGGCGACACGTTCCGAGAGGATGGCAAGCTGACCGGCCGGCTTGTGCTGCCAAAAACCGTAGGACTTCCACGCCGGGAACTCATTCACGCCCGGGTCATCGACATGGTGGACGGACGACTTCTCCGTCCCGCCGTAGCCCGGGGAGATAGCCCACAACGTGAGAGTGCGGGCGGAGACATCCGTGACCAGGGCCGGGACAGGCTTGGCGCCCTCATGGGCATGGAAGAAGACAAACTCGCCCAATTCGGCCTTGGGCATGATGAAATCGCTCATTGGTATTTCCCTTTCGGAGAGAGGTACAAGACACCGTCGTCGTCTTTCTGTTGGCGGCGGCGCTTGTCGGCCAGATACTTCACCCACCAGGGCTCCGGCCCGATGACCTTGGGGGGCTTGTGATACTTGGGTTCGTAGGCACACATGTACTCTGCGGCCTGACAGGCGTGGACTTCGCCTCGCGTCTGCGGCTCGTCGGTCACGTAGACCTGACCGTTCACCGTAGTGGTCTTCTTGCGGTAGCGCTTAATCTCCCGCAGGAAGTTGGGGCACCCGCTCTCCAGGACTTTGAACCGCGTCGTCCCGTCTCCCTGGATGTGGAGGAGCTTCCGCATCAGCGCCGTGCGGGCCGGGATGTCGTCTGAGCCGGGAGTAAATCCAAAGCCCGATATCTGAGAGCGGATGTTCCGCTTTTTCAGTTCCTCGCTGTATAGCTCATGCGGGAGTCTTCCTGACCCAAGGTCGCGGAGCATGCCGCCGTGCATATCCATGATCCAGTTATAGAAATGCTGGTTCTGCGCCTTGGCTGCGAACTGTTCACCGAAGATCAGGGCGTTGCACTGCCGGATGTACAGTTCGTCATAGAAGAGGATGAATCGCTCGTCGGGCGGGATGGCTGCGAAGAGGCACGCCATGACAGTATGCCCAGGATCGATTGCGACGTAGCGGGTCCAGTCGCTGGGGACTTGCCCGTCAGGGAGATGGGATCGGGGCATGACATGGACCGCCGTATTGAACGTCGGATACATGAGCGTGGATTCTGTGGTGAATTCACCCTCCGCACGCATGCGGAGTTCGTCCACGCCGAGAGCCGACCAGCGTTCGATGTTCTTTTTCTTCTCCTCGTCATCAATCGCGGAGTTGTCCAAGAAGCGCAGCGTGAACTTGCGGATGATTGCGTTGGGATCGTTCTCCGCCTTCTCGGCACGTTCACACAGTCCCAGGAGCGCATCATTCTTGGAATGTGGCATGGCCGACCAGATAAAGCGGCCTTTGCGATCCGCGAGGCGGGCTTGCATCTCCCCCACCCAAGATTCATTGGACAAATCTTCGTCACACCAAACCAAGTCGGCTGCGAAGCCTTGCGGGGGTTCACCCTCTGATGAGAAGCAGTAGATCGTCCATCCAGTAATCAACTCTGCCTTCTGGAGATAACCGGCGTTCTTCTGCACCCAGGCGATC